CCGAGGATAGTTGACGGTCTGCGTAGGCGGGGCTAGGATGTGCGGTATGACGAAATACGATGAGCCTAAAGGTGAGGTTGCGAGCACCCTCTCCTTAGTTGATGACATCGTCGTTGCAGAGTTCCCTTACAACTCCGATTTGGTTGCTGAAATTAAGTGCATCCCTTCAGCCAGATGGGACAAGGTTGCCAAAGTGTGGCGCGCCCCAATGGTAAGTATCAGGCAAATGCGGGACTTCGCAATCAAGTACGACTTCGTCATCTCAAACGAAATCTTGGCTTTTGATATTCCTGACCACAAAAATCCTGGGGATGGGCTTTCTATCAGGGGCAAGTATGTCTACCTCTCCTTCAAGTACGACCCTGTCATGGTGCGCTCAGTTAAACAAATTGAGGGAATCACTTGGGACTCTAAGACCAAGGCGTGGAAAGCCCCGATGACAGCGATTGAGACTGTTGTGAAGTGGGCAACAACCTTTAAGCAGAATGTCCCCGATGAAGTTCGTGCTGAGGCAGAGCGAATTAGTGCGAGTCAAAGCGAGCGACGAAGTGCTAGTCGTGAGGTTGATGCGGAGATAGATATCCCGGGACTCCACGGAACGTTACTCCCATATCAAAGGGCTGGAGTTGCATATGCCTCTGCAGTAAAGAGGACATTCATTGCAGACGAGATGGGCTTAGGTAAGACCCTGCAAGCAATTGCAACACTAGAAAACCTTCACTTGCAACGAGAAGATGGCGAAGCCAGTCCCGCCTATCCAGCAGTAGTTGTATGTCCTACGACTCTTGTACTCAACTGGAAGAACGAATACAACCGATGGCTACCTGAAAAAATCGTTGAGGTTGTAAAGAACCGTAAAGAGATACCCATGTTCGGCACATACGATGTTCTCGTCGTTGGCTACTCCAATATAACCGCATGGGAAAACCAGTTGATGAATCACAATGCTTATGTGTTTGATGAATCGCACTATTGCAAGTCAACGGATGCGCAACGCACGAAGTCGGCAAAGAAGATGACCAAGTCAAACAAGAATGCAGTAGTTCTCTGCTTGACGGGAACCCCAGTAACTAATAGACCAGCAGAATATGCTTCGCAACTAGACATCCTTGGGCAACTTGATGCCTTCGGTGGACTGTGGGGCTTCTATCGTCGCTATTGCAGTGCATACAAAGACAAATGGGGTCAATGGCATCTTGAGGGTCATTCCAACTTAGAAGAACTCAATGACAAACTGCGAGCAAACTGCTATATCAGAAGAACTAAAGACCAAGTAATGAAAGAGTTACCACCAGTCATTCATAACCCTGTTGTCGTAGAGGGCTTGCCTGCCGTGATGAAGGAATACACAAAGGCGAAAGATGACATCGTTGCCTATCTAGTGGAACGAGCCAAGCAGATAGCCAAAGAGATGGGTCTCCCAGTCGGGGCTGCCGCAGTATCGGCACGCTTAAGGGCTGAATCAAATGAGCATCTCGTCAAAGTGAGTGTCTTACGTAAAATTGCGGCTAAAGCAAAGATGCCAGCAGTTGAAGAGTGGATTGACGCTCGTGTACAAGACGGAAAGAAAGTAGTTGTCGCGGCTCACCACAGAGAAATCGTAGACATGCTTGCGAATAAGTATGGCGGTCTAAAGATTCAAGGTGGGATGTCCATTGAAGATATTGAAGAGGCTAAGTGGAAGTTTCAGAACATGACTTGTGAGGAAGCCCCGGTTATTGTTCTATCAATCCAAGCGGCTAAAACTGGACACACCCTTACGGCGGCTCAAGATGTTCTCTTTGTAGAGTTTCCTTGGACTCCAGCAGACATTGACCAGACATACTCACGCTGTCACCGACTTGGACAGAAGGGTTCCGTTACATCCACCTACATGATGACTACAGGGACAATAGACGAGGACATTTACTCGCTCATTGACAAGAAGAGGGCTGTGGTCAACAGGGCTGTAGAAGGCGACATTATCTTTGACGAAGACAACGCCAGTAGCATCCTAATGAAATTTCTAAATTTATAGCGGTAATGGGTTGCAGGAAGAAAAGTAACTGAGTAACATAAAAGAAGGACAAAGCCCCCTAGTCCAAAGCGTTGAGCCTCACTTGCCCCCAAGTGGGGCTCCGCTATTTCTAGGGCTTCTTAATGTTTGACTTGTAATCTTCCCAAGTAACTTCTTTGGGGATGTTGCCATTCTTCACATCATCACACGAGTAGTAAGCAACATTGGATGATGCCAATACTCTGCAGTCTGCACATTCAATAACTTCACCCATATCCTTAACTCCGAAACGAATTGATAAATCAACATTGCGCCAACGATGTGACTCGGTGTTTTTCTTTATCTGCTCGGCAGTTCCTTCAAACGGGGGGGTGACTTTAATAATCTGCTCCCAGAAACGAGACATCAGTTCTCGCCTTCCTCTTTTTCTAACTCAGCGAGTTCCATTTCATCATCCATGATTTCGTCAATGATGAGTCCCGCGTACTTCTTGCGGAGTCGCCAAATCTTTTTGTTGAGTTCTAGGAGTTGTTGTGAATTGCGAGCCTTGTCAACAATTTCTTCATCGTAGTGTAGGTACTTGGCAAAAAGTGCGTTGTTGAAATCTGATTGCTCAAAGATGATGTCGGAAATCCAACCAGCACGGCGGTCAATCTGCATCATTAATTCACACAGACCTTCGTGACCAAACTCCTCAAAGATACGACCAACGATAATTTTACAGAGATGTCCCCTGTAGAGGAGTTCTGAGTCCCGATTCTGAGTTAGGAATTCCCCAAGGAAATTAACCAAATCTGCACGGGATATCTCGTTGTCTTCATCATCGTCCATCATCGCACATCAGCCCTTCTGAGAAACGCGTGTGGTGCACACGAATCAATTGTCCCACGACCTGGACCTAGATTAGTGCAAGAATTGACGCCTGAGCCTCATGCTTCTTTTTTGTAACCCACGAGTTCGGGTCCATGGAAGACATAGCGCGTTCGTTTGGCTTGGCATCGCGATAGTGGTCAAAGTACTCCACGACCGTGTTATAGAGAGCCCAACCATTTGCGCCATAACCTCCAGCATTTTTGTCGGAAAGATAAAGACCACGAATAAGTTCGTTAATCTCTTCACGATTGTCGCGCTGACGGTCTGATTCATCTTTCTTCTTTGGGAACACCGTCTTGAGAACTTTGTCAACGGCATAGGAACCAGGAAGAATATTGATGCTCAGCAACTTCTCTGCCGTACGAGTGAATTCATCTGCCCATGCAGTCGAGAGTTCCAATACTTTTTGTGCTTCGTTGATGGCTGAGTCTTGGTTGCGAGTATGGCGTGCAGTGAAAACACGAATCGCTGAGTTCATTCCTGCCATAACAGTGTTCTTGCACACGGCGCGGATAGATGTGTTGGCGTAAGTGATAGGAGTCTTGCCATCATGTCCATTGCGAACCAGTAAATAACGTTCAATCTTGTCGTTCACGCCAGTCGGGTCAATGATTAGCCCACCCATGTCAATAGATGCGAAGAATTCACGCCCACCATTGAGGACGCCACACGTATCTACAACGGCGTCACCCTTGGTTGCTCCAACAATCTCAAGAGCCTTCAGTAGACAGTCAGAGTTCTGCTGAACGACGAAGCGTGTTCCCACTGTAGAGAGGCTGTCGTAGGTGCCGTCGTTATTAATACGCACGGTTGCTCGGCTGTCTGCAACGGTCAGCGGGACTCGGGCCCCTTTTTCGTTGGTGGTCATAATGACCTGTCCATCTAGGTCAACCGCGGCGACTTCGGTAAGGACAACGGTGTAGTCAGCATGTGCGGCTCGGAGCATGTCCTCTGCAGTTTGCAAACCATGCATAGGAGTCCCAAGACGGTGCCACGGAACTTCGTGGTCGGCGTAAGCCATGCGGACTTTCCCTGCTTTGGTTGAATCTAGGTCGTGGGGCATTGTTATCTCCTTTAGATAAATCTGTTAGAAGAAGATTACCCCCTGGACCGTGTACCTACAACCTCTTAGAGAGATTTTTTTGAATTTCTCCTATGACGCAAGCCAATCATTGCTGGCAAGTCAAATCCTGCCTCGTGGCGCTGTATCTCGGTCTCTCCGCCCCACACGCCATACTCGTGATTATTCCTGCCATACTCTCGGCACTCTGCGGATACAGGACATTGCCGACACAGTTTGGTGGCTTCTGCTTCACGCTTAACTCGTCTTTCGGGTCGTTCGGCAACCTTGGGGAAGAATAGATGCATTTGCCCACGACAGATGGCAAATTCAAACCATCCCGTACTCATTTTGGTAATGTCGTTTATTCTCATGCCAATACATTAATGGAATTAAACGAGAAAAGCAATAGCACTTTTCAATCTTCGGCTGAGCGGTCCATTTCTTTTTTCAAGGATTCCCACTGACGATGCCACGACTTGGCTTCTTCTTGGGCGTCCCATAGTTGCGGGGCTGAGGAGAGTCTCCAAGTTACGTACCCAGTAAGAACTCCTGCTAGATAAAAAAATAGGCACATAATCGCACCGCCTTCTACGTCATTGAGGACTGTTCTCCTCGGTGAATTTAATAAGAGCCGAGCGCATGTACATATCCACTGCTTGTTCTATGACAATGGTCGCTTCGGGTCCCTCAATAGTACACACTAATTCACCTGAATTTGAGTAAATCTCAACCTTGTCTTTTAGTTCTTCAAGTATCTCTCTTAAAAATGAAGTTTCAAAACGAACAATCCCGATTCCTGAATCATCCATCGCCTCCTGTGCTTCAACGAGTGTTTGAAGGGTTTCAATGAGTTCGTACTTCTTCTCAGACATTGGGCAACTTCTTTAGGATGGTATATAAAGATACTTTACTAATCATCATTCTCTTAGAAACCTTTATAGCCGCATAACGAAGGGAGAATATGCCAAACTCATCAAGTTGACGAACGACGTCCGTTCTGAGTTTTGGAGAATCCAACTCCCCTAGTGGAATGCCTATTTTTCTCTCAACTTCGTCACATAAGAAGTCAACGAGTTGATTCATATTCTTTACCGTTCTACCGAAAGCATATATTTGGTCTGACTGATTCATTGTGATGCCTTTCCATCAAACAAGGGGGAGTACTGGAGAAGGGGGATGTCGCTTGCAACAATGCGAAGTCCGAGAGTTGGGACCTGTCCGTTGATGTTGCCAATCATGTAGCCAGAACCCTTTGAGCCAGAGGGAAGTATGGAAGTCCCGTTTTCTGACTTGTACCACTGTCGGTAGGCGTTGAGTCTTGTGGTTGGGAGAATCAGGGAACTTCTGAAGTCGCCTTCTTCGGACACTTTCAGATACATCCAGTATTGGGCTTTAGTGACATTGAGCCCAGAATTGACCCAAGCAAAGTCGCCGTTCTCTTTTAACATCCGATTGGGGCAATGAGCGAGTTCAATAAAGATGTTCCCATTCTGAAAGGCATCAGATTTCACTTCTATCCAGCCGTCCAGCATTGCTTGTACGAGTTGCGATGCTATGTTTTCGCCATGTTCGCCAAACTTTAGGTCTGTTTTGAACTGACCCTTTTGGTCCCCACGAATATCAGCGGATGGGTCGTACCCTTGACTTCGTTGCATTGGATGACCTTAACATAAAGTTAGTTGCTGTGTCCAGCATTCTCAGCAACGAGTAGCCCAAGGGCGCCAACCGCACTTATTGCGTTCTTGGCTGTAGTTCCACATCGCTAGTCCCGCACGGAGATTCACCTCAGGGATGAATAAGTCCTCGCAAGTGTTGAGGATTCCTTTTGCCTGAAGCCATCCACTCGGATTGTACTTATTCTTCTTGCACCAGTAGCCGTTGATTTGAATGAGCCCACGACTTCCGCCATTTGGGTCACGCTTGTTGAACGACATTGTGTTACAACGTGATTCACGGTACATGACGAAACTCAACTTCTTCCAATGCGCTTCGGTCCAGCCAACAGAGATAGCCAAGTCGTGATACTCACCGCACCTGCCGTACATGAAGCGTGCCAGTTCAGTCCAGTTGACTCCCGAAAGGTCAATAGGGTCAGTCGTACTGACGGAATTCACGGCTTTCGCCTTATCAGATTCAATTCCACAGGTTGATATTGCTATAACTATGATAGTTAGAAAAACACCAATAACTAGTTTTCTTGCAGTTTTCATTGTTCCTCTTCTCATTTACACGGACGTGACCAAGGCTTGAAACCACAGTAACCGTGGTCCTCGTGCCATCTGTACATTTCCCATGCCCAAGCAAAGTTGTAACGGGGGTCATTGACTACACGCCAGTCACCATACTTTGCTTCAATGTCATCAAGCCAAACTTGGTTGATTTGAAGCGGTCCTCGGTCGTGACCATTCCATTGCGGGTGACCCTCAATGACATTTTGGCAACGAGACTCAGACCACACTTCACGGAGAAGTTCGGGGAGCAGATGCCAAGGCCATCCAGCATCAAGTGCCGTTTGAGCCCATTCTTGACATGGAACCTCGGGCGGGAGTGTCGGTAGGGAGAAACCCTCAGGGAGTGTTATTACGGTTGTGGTGGTGG